TGGTAATAAACTTCTTCTTCCATGTTATCACGACGAATCCATGTTGTCCCATTGTATTCGTAACAAAGATTCAATACAGGATTATCAAATTCATTAAACTTACTTGAATCCGAGTATATATTTAAATATGTATCAGGATTCTTACCGGTTTTACCGCCAGTAGATAGACCTTGTTGTATATTTCCAACATAACACATACCATATGCATTAACAGGATAACGACGTGTTGGGTCAACAAACCATGTACCAACTTTAACTTCATAATCTCTGGAACTTGTTACAACTTCTGATATTGTTGAGCCAGCCGATAATGGAGCAACATTAAATGTGTTACGAATTAAACCACCCCAGGACGCGAATTCAAATATACCAAGAACATCATTCTCAGAAGCACCTAATAAATTAAACGAATTACTAGTACATCCACCGAATGCTATACCATCAAATCTAGTAAAAGCGTACCAGTCTGTGTCTGATCTTGGCTGCAATTGGGCGGTTAATGGAAAATAGTCACGATTTGTCATCAAGAAATCATCTTGGAATAATGTACGGGGTTTTAATAAATCATGAGATTCTACCGGATTCTTATTTTCATCAGTTTCGGTAATTTTTATACTCATTTTACCAGCAGCACTGTGTCTTGCTACGTTTGCTCCAGTAAATGTATATGGTGATGGTGTAATCCAAGATGTACCATTCCATATTGTTGTCGATGATTCAAGATTTAAAGAAATACTACTAGGATAAAACTTTTTATTATACTCATCTGTAGGAGATGATGCGTATGTGACAGACGCACCGAATGCGTATATAGCTTGATCAGAGTCGCCTCCGAATATACCAAGCGATCTACCAACTGACATATTTTCACCCAAGCACCACGAAGTTCCGTTCCAAAGTTCCATACTGGATCTCTGAACAGCGTCATTGTTTTCATTATGAGCGAAGCCGCCGACCACGATACCTTTTTCAAATGTTCCATCACTTGAAGCAAATGCTCGGCTTTCATTTAGCGATCCAACAGTATATGTCTTTTCACCAAATTCTGATACTAAACCTTTAAAGGAATCGTAATTAGAACCCTTTTCTGATGTTAATACATTTGATGATGTTACACATGTTTCAGACGATAATCCTGCTGTCCAGTGAATAGGATCAATAGTGTTTTGTATGTCGGGTTTGTTGATTCTTGTGTCCGCATGTGGGTTAACACGAACCTGAACAGCAATATCGTGTTTATAGCAAACAGGACAACCATCATCAACTGCTTCCGGTGAATCTTTCATTGTAAATATTACGCCATCGCACTTATTGATATACTTTTTATTACACTGATTTACATTTTGCTTATTTACTGTTACTTCTGATGTTATAACTCTTGTTAAGTCATATTTTAATGGACCTGTATAAATGGACATTATATTGTTGCCAATTTGACCAACTATATTTGTCTGGACATTTATTAAATCAATTTCTTGATCGGTTGTTCTGTCAACGACTTTTACGCCAAAATCAGTTAATTTATTATATGAACCCAAAGAGAACATATCATTAACATAACTCAACATCATCAATATCATTACACGTTTAGCATAAACAAATGCTTTTGTTCTTAGTGAAAAAGATGCTTCTTCATCATATGCAAAATCATTACCTAATGCTGCGTGAATAAGATGATCTATATTAATCCATCCATCTACTTGATAGTTTTGGTCTATTAAAAAGCCACTATATGGAGGATATAAAGCTTCTTTATCAGTTCCCTTATAGATTGCATACATTTCATTTTGATGTAGCTGACGTGCTCGTTCATCATTAACTAATTTATCAATTGAAAAGTAACCTATAGAGTTTGCTACATCAGCGCAGAATTTGACATTGGCGTACTTATAGCCACCAAAACTTAACTGCTTTATTTTAAAATCGTATATGCTACCAATTGTATTTAATTTATCTAAAAGCTGAACAACATCAATATCAGATACTATGTTACTTAAATATGCAGATGTTGTACTATCTTGTAATAGTAAATTTCCATTTTCATCAACAGATATACCCTGTAAAGGATCTATTAAATCACTAATTTTTAGATTTTTAATCTTTTCATCTGGTTGGTCAAACTTATATGTATTTTTGGTAAATTCATCGGTAAAAACGGTGTTTCCGCTTGAATCCAATGTTATTGAACCATATAGATTAAAATCATTATTATTTACAAATTGTATCGATTTAGAAGCAATATATTCTCTAGAATCGGACATTATTATCCCCCGTATACTTGTTCATATTGGAATATTATATCATTTCCCGTCGTTGATGGGTTTATAGAATATGTTACAGGCATATAACCTACTGCATCAAGTGGTGAGAATGTATTTCCAATTGACCAGCTTAATTTGTATCCAGAAATTATTGGAGCATCAGAAAGTATAACTTTGAAACTTGTATCAGATATATCATATAAAGAATGGATATAGAAAGCTGTATTAGAACCTGTAATAGTACCCAATGGGACGTTTGGCGCAACAATGTTCAACATAGGAGCCGCAGAATTAATATTCTTTATCTTTCCATGTGAAATTGTATATACCCTAACACCGGGGGTTAATTCTATTGAACCTTGTGATAATTGAAGGTAATTGAAATTGTTGGTGGATGATATGTTCTGAGATGTTACATCAATTAAAGAGTTAACGTTTAAAAGTTCTCTTAAGAATGTGATAAGACCTTCGTATGTAACTAAATCTGATTTAATACAACCAGTTACGCTATCTGTTCCACCAAAGACGGTTGGGGTTTGAGGAACTGTGTGTCCTAATAGAGTTGTTGCATTAAACTTTGATTGACCTTTTTCAAAATCATAAAATTCATTAATATCAACATTTTGAATATTATATGAATCAAATGGAAGTGTCAATCCACCAACGAATATTCTATCGATATGCAAGAAACCTGATGTGACTGTTCTAAATATTTTAATTTTGACGCTTGTTGTTGTTAAATCAACATTAAAAGGAATATATACGGTTGTCATTTCTGGTGAATTTCTTGTACCGTTGTAATAGAAGAAATTAGAAACTGAACCAACTGAGAAGAACTTCTGAATTGTTTCTGTTGCTCCCATTATCTCAACACCAATTGTTTCTGTTACTGCGTTTGATGTACTCCAATTGGCTATTGAACTAGAACCGGCTGCTTTAAAAGATAAAAGTATCTGCTGTCCTCTAAGAACATCGGGAATATAAATCTCTCGTTCTAACCAAGAGGCATTTAATGAATCTGATGAGTTTTCTATTTCGGTATATACCATTCTCTCGCCAACTGAGTCAAATGATATACGAGAGTCATTTACAACCTTGAACTCGTTCAAAGCAGCCCAAACATGACATTTTTTATAAGTATCAAATTTTCCACCGTTTGAAAGGAATCGTCTGCCATCCTTCTCATAGTCCCAAAGGTTTCCATAAATTATTGGTAGTAAATTTCTATTTCCATTACAGAAAGCTAAAAGATAATCATCGTTCTCTTGAAGTTGTGTTAGAGGAACATTGATATTTTTATCAGATACTAATGCGGTTGGATTTAAAAGAGTAAGTTCAGAATTGTACATAATGTATCCTTATATTTCGTCCCACCAGTTTAATCCGGTTTTTATAATCAGATAGTTTATTATACACTGAGTTGGATAACTTGTGTTAATTTTTACTCTATCTGCTCTCTTATCTGACCAATATGTATTTATATTTGTATCAGATGATAATATTATAGAATAATCTTCAATAGAATCAAAATCCATAGTGTTATTTGATGAAATACCATCTAGTAAAGATGTTGGTTTAATAATCAGTTCGTTTTTATACCAACCATTTAAATTAACAGCAGCATCGTATGTTCCACAGAATGGAGTAGCTGGAAGTGGCGGGATAGCTACAGAATTTGTAGCGTCAGCAGGCATTGGAAGTGTTGATTCGTTCAATGGGTCGTCGCCGGGTATAAAAGATGATCCATTCCATTGAACCTTATCTACAGCTAGTATTCGTTGACCTGTATATAGTGATCCTGGTGTTCTTAATCCGGTTTGTTGACCTATTTTCTTATGAATAGCTAACCAGGACAATTCAGAACCAATGGTAAATGATCCATTTACAACAAATTGATTCTTTTTCTTACTTGACCAATATAAGTTTGTATTGTTATCTGATAAGAAGAATACATAGTAATCTTCATTAACAAATGGTGAAGTAAATTGAATAACAACAGATTTTCTATCAGTATTAAAAGATATTATTCCGGACTTTACCCATTTAGAGTCTGTTTCTTTTACAAGAACCCAATCATATGGTGTTTCTAGTCCATTGAAAGAACCATTTATAGAGAACTTTTCAGAAGCTTCTCTTGTGTACCAAACTCCAACGTTGTTACCTGGAGTAGATACAATACCGTCATTTATTTTACGGTGGTTTATTAATACATTACTCATCTAAGTTCCTCCGGTATATACTGATTTGATTCAAGTCTATAATTAAACTTACTTCTAACCTTACTTATACTCATATAGTCTGGTTTAAATAATTCACCATATTCTCTAATAAACGATTCTAAAACATCCATTTGTTCTGGTATTACTTTTCTATCATCATATTCGATGTTAAACTTATTACTCTTATATGTGTTAATGTATCCGGTCATATACTGATAATCAATCTGTATAAGATATTTTTCATTATTTTTCTGTAGATATACTATATTTTCACCAGCATTAAATATCTTTTGATCCAAGAATCTTAAATTGTAAATAGTATCAAATTTGTTCATTGTCCAAACACCATAAAGACTATTAAATGCATTCTTAGGTGTATCATTTAAAGTTGATATTTTTTGAGAGTTATAGTACATAACAATACGCTGACCAGTGTATTTAGGTATCTTTACCCAAACAACTAATCTGTCATTTACTATATCGTATTCATCCGCCGACCAATCTAATAGCGTTGAGTCTCCTAGTATGGTAAATGCTAGATCGATATTATTTAAGTTAATAAGTTTGAAGTCAAATGTTGTTTGTTCGCTATATAAGTCATCATAAGTTCTTATAACTTCACTGTTATAATTCTTATAATTACTCATTTGATATCCACTACCCAATAATACTATAGGAACTATTAGTTCTCTCTTTGAATGAGGTAAATTATTTAAATAAATTATACGCTTATTCTTATATGTCTGTAATTCTTTTATAGGATTGTTTGTATTTAATCTGTCTGGTAGTATTCTATTCCAGTAAATATTGGAATGAATATTATATAGTGATTTCGCATATTCAGAAGGTTTATCTAAATATTCATTTACCTCAAAATATGATAATGAACCACTGAATTGTTTACGAGGATTGTATGTGAGAACTAACTCATCAGTCGAGTTGACTATATATGTTGTACCCTCGCATACATAATCTCCGTTAAAATATAACTGGTAATTTACAAAACATTTTCCGATACAATCCCCGTAATCATTTATTTGTTTCTTAAATGTATTCACTGTTATGACATTTTCTTGTCCGAGTAATAATTTATGTCCACCTGTATAGCTAATAAAATTGTTTCCAGAAGAATCTTTTGAAATTACACTTAAGGTGTCAATATTGTCATTAAAATACATTTCAAGAGCATAATAATCACTATTCTTAACATTTAATACAAATATGGTAGTATTTCCTGATATTGAAGAAGGTGTGGTCATTAGAGGTAATGTTGTCAGTTCGCCACCAGTTATTGTCACAAAATTATTAACATCAATAATATGTCTCTGTGAAGCATTATTTGTACTATATGAATAAAATCCGCTTAACGAAACAGCAGATGATGCAACAACACCCATTCTAAATGCAAATGTAGACGACCACTCTTCAAGGTTATCTTCTGTATCAAAACTTATAGATGCGTCGTTATAGTGTTTAAGTTTGTTACCTTGAGGCGAACCAAGGTCACAGTATCTGATATCATTACCACCTGATGTTAATATATTGTTTACAGATTTATAGTGGGTAAGGTCAAAGTTGTTTATTCCATTCCAATTATCAATAATTAATTGTGATGTATTCTTACTGCGTTCTTCAATTGTATTGCTTAAAGAAATTTCTGGTGTTTTAACTATTTGTGGATTTATTTCACCTTTTAATATATCTTTTTCCCATGTAAACATTAATTCCGTAAAATAATTCTTTTCTTTATTAACAAATCCATTTGTACCACTTGGTATAGCTGTTTGGAAAGAATTTTCAGTATTATAACCTATTGCGGTAAATAAATCATCTTGATGAGATACAGATGTGAGGAAGAAGTTTTCTTTTAATGAATAATCAACTCCAACCCAGTTTGTTGAGAACTTTCTATTATCATAACCAGCATCAACTTCTTCAAATGTTTCCTTACCAAAACAATTGAAGTCTAATAATATTACACCACTTGCCCAATAATATGTATTGTGACCATAGTTTGCGTAATACTTGTTATATGTTTCTGCTGATGTTGATACAGTTAATCCATCATCATATTGCTTTAACTCATTATAAAATACATAGAAGTATTTTCTATCTGGTAAATGTGTTTCAAAAATATCAACAATGTATTTTGGGTTATTTGCGGAAATAAGACAACTATAAACTTCTTGTGTAGCTTGATATGATTGCGAAGTTAAATCAAATCCTGTTATGCTATTTGTTACATTTGATAAATCAACATCAATAAACTTGTTGTCATATGCATTATTATGTTTTTCAATTATTAAATCTTTAAATGTGTTGTCTGAGCTATTATAGAAAATATGAGTTTGATTATCATCAATATTAATAACTTTTTGAACTGTCTGTACGTTGGATGTTCTAGGTATTAATTCTTTTAATACAATATCACCGGATTGAATATTACCATGAAATACCTGAGACATTGATAATCTAGATAATTCTCTGGATATATTGATAGATAAGTTACCAATATTTACCGTATAACATAGATCATCAACATCGACTAAACTTAAGTTTTGTGGAACATTTATCTTTATCCAAATTTTTATCCAATCACCAACATTTAATGTATTATTAAAATTTATAGAAGATGTGAAAGATGCTCCAGCACTGACAAGTTTGGAAGTTGTATCTAATTCATTATCAAGTGCAATAGAATTTTTACTGCTATTTAAAGAGAAAACACCTTCATTCCATAATGATACATTTATATCACCTGATGTTGAACTAGTACTACATGTTCCAACACTTGAGGATATTGTTCCAATATATTCTTGAATATTTTCTCTTTCGTCTGGACCAATATATATAGCTCTATAGTATGTTACTCCTGTTGAAAAATCAAGATTAGTAACAGGTTTGAATAGCCATGAAGAATCCGAAGATAAATCGGAATAGTACCAATAAAAATAATTAGCTGGTCCGAATTTATCTCTGATGATAACTTCGCGCCCAATTGATTGTCCTGTCCATTCTCCATTATAGGTTAATGTAACAGTATCATTTCCCCTCGACGGTCTGTAGACGAGCATTAATCCACCTTATACTTATTTATAAATTATATCAGAGCTTTATAAAGTATTTAAAACTACATTTATTTGACCATTGTTAATATAAATGTCTTGTATGTTTCTCTGAGTATAAGCTAAATATCTATAAATGTGGTCTATATTGAAATTGTTATCTTTTAAAAATACATTAAATTGATTTTTAAAAGTTTCTGTCCAAATTACAATGTTTGTCGCATTATTTAATCTGGATGTTACTATTATCATGTTATTGTAAATAGATACACTTAAAACATCTTCTTTTATAAACTTAACAGGGTCATTTGATGTGTTCATGTAGTAAAGAGCATCATCAATATGAAGTATTAAAGTGTTATTTAGGGTCTTTCCAACGAATTTTACATTATCAAATGTGCCGTATTTGTCTTCAACTAAACTAAGAACAGTTGTTAACTCGGTATTATCTTCAACATTGGCAAATTTTCTTATCTTTGGCTTCTGAATTCTATATTTTATATCTGTTACATATGTTAAATTGTTGTATACAGCAAATCCAGACATAAATCCAGATGGACGCTTATTTGTTATTAAAGATGTATCTACATTACCATTAACGAAATCAGAACCTGTTTTTTGACCTATATTATTTAAATATGTTATATCTAAATTACTTAAACCTTTAACAAGGTATACTAACTCTTCATAGTTACCAGCATTTGTACCGGCTATATCTGAGTTTTTAGAAGATATGTTATAGTTGATTACGAGACGTTCTGGTTCATTTAATTCATTAAATATAACACGAATATATGTCTTTGTTGCTATAACACGCAACTTATACCAAGTATTTGATTTAATGTTCTTTGTGTTATAGTCACCGAATCCTACAAGTATAGTCTTCTTTAGTGTCTTTGTTTCGGTATCATATTTAGCTAAACCCAATGCACAGTCAAAATCGTATGTACCAATGCCAACAAAGTAATAATCAGATAATACATATTGATTACTATCTTTGTTATATGTGTTATCGGCTTTTATAACAAATTCAAGTTTCTTACCTCTATAATCTCCAATTGTGTCTAATTGTCCATCGAAGTATACCGATGCTTCAAGGTCAAACACTGGACTCTTTTCGTCTATAACAAATAATTTTTGAATATCTGGCATAGATGATAGATTTGAATTAATCTTTTTATCCTGCGAATAGGAACCAACTTTTCCTTGAAGTGTTTTGATCTTTGATTTATCAACATCGACTTGCATTGCGATCTTACCACCTACTTGAATGGTTTCAAAGAGTTTATCGGTTGAACTAAATATTAAATTCTCTGTGGCTGTACGTTCGACTATTCTATATGGGTCAAGTGATGTACCCTCATATGGAACAAACTTTATGCTATTCTGTGTATTAAAATTTTGTACGTATTCTTCATATGTATAGTTAGACAAATTATATTCAGACACATCTAGGTAAAGATTCAACATATATTTACCTATCATTGATGATCCATTTAAATACTCTGAGATATTTTCAACATTTAAAACCAATAAATTATCTGTTGTTATTGTATATAAGGAAGGATCTAAAATATAACTATTTAAAGTTACATTTCGTATGTTATCAATCCATGATTCAATAGTGTTTATACTATTTGGTAACTCAAAGAAATTCTCATTCGAACCATCAAAGAAGTATCTAGATTTTTCCGTAACATCCCACTCTAAATTAGACTTATTATATTCAATCTCAACAAATGAACCCATATTAAGGTTTAATGAGTTAAACATACCATAGTTTTTATAGAGTTTACAAACTGATGCTGGTATAGGTTCTGCTATAAAATCAATGGACATGTTATCTAATAAATATTTGTTCCATTCTGATAAATCAATATCACTACTTAGAATAACTTCTCTATTTTTAGCATCCATTTTGTTTAATAATTCGGTTAATAAGCCTATTGGAGCAAATGTTATTACGGGCGATGTACTTGTACCATAAGATCCTCTTGCATACGTTCCATATTCAATTACACGACCTTCGGGTAAATGATTTTCATCATACCAAGCAAACGGTACATATAATTCAATACATTTATTAACAGGAGCTTTTTTGAATTTATCCTTCTTTTTAGAACCAACAACACTGATATTATCTTTTTCATTTTCGGGTAATATGTCAATGTCATCTTGATCGAAACCAGAGTAATTCATTCTTACTGTTATTTTAGCGTAATATGTTGTATTTGATGTTAACGGATTAGAATCATTTGAATCAGTTAATCTAACTTGAATTGCTGTTAATGGATTATTGGCGGTAATACATCTTGTTAAAGAATTTAGATTTGCATCAGGTAGATATGTATATCCACCTATTTTGTTACCATAGAATACCTTTTGTGCTGCTCTATTTCTTTGTTCATCACAAGATACCATTGGTGATTCGTCATAACCGAAATAATTGAGATTTGTTGTTAAATCATTTCTCAAATCAACAGTAATTATGTCAAAATTACGCTTTCTCCATACTCCACTCCACATATCGTCGCCAGTCTGGAGCCACCAACTTAAAGCGCCTCCTGATGCAGTCTCGACATTTGTTAATAATTTCCTGTATTCGTCGCTTAAGAAGAAATTTATTCCATCTGATGTTGTTGTTAGAGAAGGTTCTGTGTCTCTGTAAATGTTAGATGTTAAATCGATCTTACATGCTAACCAGTAATTACATGAAAGCTTGTTGTATTCATTTTCATATTCGTTCTTATTTAATATCTTCACTTTTCCTTGGTCTGAATAATAAGTTACCTTATCTTGACCTAGTTTAACATAAACTCCATTCATTTCTATCAACATAGGTCCATATTCTTTAATGAATTGTTTACCCAATGAATATGTTTTTATGTCTTGATTCAATACACCCAAAGGTATGAATATATTGAATGTTACCATATTTGTTGATAACGGAGATTCATTAAAGTCGCTATTCGGAGCAAACTCGACAGAATATTTTGGAGCGTGAATTGTATAACTACCATAGATATAAACATCTTTGTTTATTTCTGTAGAATAATGTTTTATTAATGTCTTTATATCTTTACAGTTTTTAAACTTGACACCTAATATGCGTTGTCCACATTCTGTATCCAAAACAATTGGATAGAACAATTCATTTGTGTACATTGTCTGATCTGGTAACTTATATGCTCCGTCTATTTCAGGAAAATATGTTGAAAGTGGAGTTATTTCTTCATAAACACCGGAGAACTTAATATCTCTTCCAGAAATCTTGAATTGACTTATTTTCTCATTTATATATAATTCATCACCAAATCCGTCTTCGCTTCTTGTAAATGAAGAGAACTCATCATATGGCTTTGTTTCATATTCACCCAATACAGGACTATTGTTTGCAAAGAACATACCAACGCCTGTTGTATCTTCACCAATACTGTTTTTATATACTGATGATTCGAATACGGGATTTTCAAATATAAATGGATCTTTTTGTTTTCCAAATGGAACTATTATATTCTTATAAAAATCAGGATTTAATCTATTTTCAACATTATAATTATCGTTAATCCATGTCTTATCAAACCAAACAGTGTATCTTGTGGCTAATTTATCCGATATTAATATATTATTAAAATATATATTTTGTAATGAAGATGCTTCATTTGAAGATAATTGATACTTAGATGTATTCTTATCAAAGTCTTTTGAAATATAATTATCAAAATAAGGGATACTGTTATCGTAGCTACTAAAAGAAATATCTCTTTGCTTCTGCCACTCAAGATATTCTGGTTTTAAATCTATTTGTTTTTCTGTAGTTGTATATAAAGTAGTATCTAAATCTCTATTATTTATTACATAGGAAGTGAATTCAACTATTGAATTATGACTACCAAATCCAACTGCTCCTTCGGTTGATATATATGTGTACTGAACAGAGTTTACAACTTCATCTTTAATATTATATGTTGTTACATTTTCCTGTGAAGTATTTAAATCTAAATCAATTATTAACGGAACCCATGGACTCTCTGGTATAGTTTTACCGAAATAATTATTACCCTTGCCGATGGATATGTCATTATAAACTTCAGTTTCTATTGTTTTTTCTCTTACCCATGCTGAGACTAATGATTCAGTCACAGATACCTTAATCTCGTATAAAGTATTATAGTCAAATATGAATGGTACTTCTACTTGTGTACCAGTTTCATCAATATCATATATTACTTTATCAAATATAATATTGTCTCTATCCTGTGTTAAATTAATCTTTTGTTGAACAATGGATCCATCGGTATTTGGTATTATCTTTGATACATTAAATGTTCCTTTTCTGGAACTTACAGAAACCTTATAATACTGCCCAACAGTAAACTTATCGGTTGCGTCTATATTTGTTCCTCTGAATATGACAAATATCTCGTTATCTGGTGATTTTAAATTATATGTTAGTGTATGTGGTTCTATAAACTTAAATACCAAGTTAGCATCGAAATTCTTGGTGTTATAATTCTTGGATACTACAGATGATACTTTGTCTGTATCTGATGCAACCAAATAAGAAACAGAAATCTTTTCGCCAGTATCTATCAAATTATCTAACTGTAAGAAGTTTTGAACTTGAAGATATGGGTAATACTGGAAATAACCAGAAAGAGGTAATGCTGTAACATCGACAACAACCGACGAACCAGATATAGATTGACTTCTCCAGTCAACTAAATATGTATTCAAATCATTATTTTCAACATAATTATCTATTACAGAACCAGTGTCGTATCTAACGTCTTTTATAAAGAAGAAAGGTAAATATTTTATATAATTAGCAGAAGTATCCACTATTCTTGTACAAAATGTATCATCAACAGAAATGGTAAATTTCTTATAATCATCAAATATTATTCTCTTGTTTTCTGCTTCTATATCTATTACATCACCTTCATCAACATAAAGAGAGTCTATTAAAGAATTAACTTCTTTAGGTGTTAACCAGTTCTCAACAGGAGTATAGAATTCATCACCAATATATTTTACTTCTTTTACGTATCTAATTAAATCGAAATCTTCCCAGTTGTGCTTATTGTTAACTATTAAATCTGAGTCAAATTTATCAGATGGATATTCGTATTTAGAAACTTTATTATAAGTATCTATTGTTATGGATCTATCATTTTTTATAAGATGCCCATCATCATTTGAAATACCCGCTACTTTTAATCCATCCCATGTTAAAGTAAGCTTATTATCATTAAATAAAGGTGATGAGAAGTTTTCAGTTATTGATCCTTTTGTTGTAAGACCGAAATTAGTAGTCCATAAATCAACTATGTTGGCATTGATTGAAAAGAATGATAAGAATTTAACTAAATCTTCTGGCGTACCCTTCTTTTTAAATAAAGAAGACGAGAAGAATAAAAATTGCCTGAATTTCTGAATTTCATCATCGGTTGCTATGTTTTGATTTATTTTATCGATAACATCATACGCTTCAAAATTATTAGCCGAGATGTCATATCCAATTTTTCTTACATATGTGTCGTGACCTAATGTTTGTGCTAATATTTCAAAGTATGATGGGTCAATATTTTCGGCATCTATAAGAGTGTAAAGACCTGCTATTTTTGCATGTAACTTATCAAAGAAATTACCAGCTACCTGCATCAATGAATCATAGTAATCATTCTTTATGTGATCCCATGTTGGAAAATTATCTGTTAAAAATTTATAGAATCTACTTTTTACAGTCACTTCTTTTGTTACAGAGTGTGTAAAATAGAATGTTTCTCCACTATATATAAAACTTTCAGACCAAACTTTTAGCTGAATAGTTATCTTTCCGGGTTCGTTAAATTTATGTGTTACTTGATTGTCATAATAATAGTTGCCATCGCCAAACTTCCATTGATACTTGGTTATTTTTGTAACAGTATAATCATTTAAATTAATATCATCTTTAGAAACATTACCATCTATTACTAAGTCATTTGAATCAACTAATGATCCTATTTCGCTATTATCATCGAATATTATCTTTTGATTAGCAAATGCGCCATCGCCATTGATGATAAAGTCTGATCTAAAAATCGTCATTAATTACATCCTTTCAATAATTATATCACCAAGCTTAGGGAATTCATATTTACTTAATTGTATATCAAGAGAGTAATTCCATTCAGTTATACCATTTGTATATGTGGTGCTGAATAAAGGCTGGAATATTTTAACAAGAGACTGATCCTTTCTTACAAGCTCCATTAATTTGTTTCTCTGTAATAATTCAGCATCAGATCCAGCACCTCTAATATCAACAATATAATCACTTGCTGTGAACTTATTGTTTGGGTCTTTATTCATCATTACTTCGACTTCGACTACACCGTCTACTTTGACGGCTGTTACCAAGTCGGAATGTGGTATCTTTGAGCCTAACTCATGATTATTTATATCAAAGTAATTTAATATATTCTTCTTCATTTCAGTTTCAATTGTGGATGCATTAGCAGTTTTTAATTTGCTATACTTTATAAGAACATCAATAGGTACCCAAGTTGCTGGTAATATTTCATGTTGTTTACCAATCATCTTTATAGTTGCCCCATTTAAATCATTAACAATAACGTCTCTTAACGATTTAGGTATTATATTTGTTCCGTCTTTATTTAAACCTAATATGAATACATAATTAAACCAGTATTTTTCAAGCTCTGATTCAGGAATTATATTAGCATCCTTCAATTGGTCATAATTTAAAATTGCACATTTTGCTATATAATCATGATATACAGTTGTTATATATCTGTTTAAATCGGCTGACGATACATTTCTTTCCTGTCTAACAAATGAGTTTGTTATATTTGCTCTTAATTCATCAACAGTTTCAATATCTGATCCACCAACCGCTAATTGATTCTGAACTATTATAAGATCCGAATTCTGAAGTTTTGTATTTTCTGAATCTATTAAAGATGTCGATGGTGTTGAACCTTCGAAATAAAGATCAGATTTTAAACCTATAATAGATACTAAAGACTTCTCAAATTCTATATCTGTCTTATCGTTTCCTATTATATATTGTGATATGATAACGCTCTTTTCTAAAACATTTTTACCAATGTTACCTTCACTACCAACCGACGATAAGCCCAATATAAACATCTCTTTACCATTTACACTTTCGCCCCAATTGATACCATCACCAAATTCAATCTTAGCATTCTTATCATGATTTACATAAACTCTAAATACTTTATTTCCGGGGTATGAAGTTGTATCATAGCCTGTACCAACCCTATCCCACTCATCCCATTTACCGTTATCATTTCTTATGAATACTCTTATTGAGTTTGTTGCTATTGTTTTGTTATCAACTATAAACGCCATGCTCTTTTCATAAATCTTGGTAGGATCTATATATAACTCTAAAAAGTTATTGTTGTTATCAACGACATTGTTTACATTAACATATGTAAATCCAACCGATCCCTGCATTAAACCACTTATAGTAAATGTTTCAGGAATATTCACAAATCTAAAACCAGGGATATCTTGCGATACTACCTGTTTTCCAGAAAAATTAACTTCACCATGTCTCTGATATTGATATGTAGTCGAGCCGTCAACGAACCAATCAACAGTAACTTCAACATCTATACCAATTTCTTTATTTACTGTGAATTTGTTAGTTGACTTTCCAGTATACCATATGTTTATATTCTTATTGCTTGATAGCTGAACAGCATAACTGTTATCAGGAAATGGAATATCCAACTCAACATCAACTGATGTTACACTGGAAGGTATAACAACTCTATTAGACTGTCTGTATACACTTTCAACATCATATGGTGTTGACTGATCATCAAAAAAGTTATATACCGACCAGCTTACACTACCTTCAAAATCCTTCTCACACACTATATCAAACCCATTTTCATCAACATTTTCATACCAAACTTCAACGTTATCGTTTGGTGTTAAGTTAACCATATAATTTGATACCAATCCCTCGGATGTTACAGCTTTTGATAAAGGTATATCAAATCTTACTGGTATTACTTTTGTTTTCTCTTGTATTATTTGGGTAGCTGTCCAATTTATGTAGCCTTCAAATGCTGTATCTGGTTCAACATAAATAACAAATCCCGTCATTTCTTTTTCCGCCGACCATTTTCTAACGTTTGTATCTGATGTTAATTGAACTTGATATTGTGCAGTTGTTTCGTTTGTTCCAGGTACAAATACTTTATTAAATGTAATTTGTTGAGAGGTCTGTCCCGCACTAAAATATACTCTACCTGATTTTACATTAGTAGTCTTATAAGTAACCTTTTCAGCAACCTGTAAATTTCCATATTTACTACCAGGACTGGTTGCAAGAGATTTAGTATCTGATTCTGTATCAACATTTTTTGTATAAATTCTAGCAACAGTTGCTTGATTATTTAAAGGATCTTTTGTTGTCACATCAAGTGAAGCTAAGTATCCTAACTCTGGTTTTGTTGGGTCGTTTATAACTAAATTTACATTATAATATTCAGCATTGCTATCAAAGTAGTTTTCTTTAAATTTAGGAGAACTTATAGTTCCTGATGTAAATGTATAATAAATGCCATTAATTAATATACCAAATGGTTGCTGATTTCCATCTTTATTTACTACTAAATTTATTTGTTCAACGGCATTTCCCTTACCAGGAATTGTAGAATATTCTACGGATACGCTTGAAAGGTTTTCCATACCAGTTTGACCCAAGTAGAATCTTCTGTATGATGAAACTTCTTTTAAAGATATTGTGTATGTATTTAATACTGCATCTTCTACTTCAAGTATTATCTTTCCAATGATATCATCTACACGATCATTTAAAATACCAGTATCTGTTACTATTTCAAGATATGGTGTCGATGTCATTATGTCATACGATAGTAATACCGGATATTCAACACCAACTACCAATGTTGATGGGAATGATCTACAAGAAATTGTTTCAATAAATGGTTGACCAACACTTGTAGCATCTGATGGATTTTCCATTGGAAAATTATCAGTATCAAAATGCCTATAGTTATTTTCATCGTTCTTTTTAATTATACTAAGAGGCTTATTTAAGCTAAGTGGTAGTGTTATATATTCCGGATTGATTATTATAGAACTACCAGATGGAGCCTGGAAAAAAGTAGATGATCCCGTATAAGGTAAATTATATCCATTATATTTTATATCTGTCTGTTCCAGTGGGCGAACGCCATATCCTCTTACAACATAAACAACTGGTAATGTGTTTGTGAATATGAAGCTTTCACCGGTTTTTGTTTGTTTGGTGGAGGGAAATATAGAATATGCTGGTATTTCTATGTATTCTCCTGATTTACCATAAACATACTCAGGTGTTAATGATCCAATTACATCAACTTTTGATGAACTGACGCCTCTGGCGTCATATCTCATCAACTGACCAAGCTTATTTAAGTTATTATATCTTTTTGCTGTAGGTAAAAATACTTCATTTGCGGCTGACTGAATGTAATATCCAAATAAGCTACCAATATATGACATAAGGGTAGTTAAATTGTTTATATTAGAACCGGCAATGTTTATATCTTTATAAACATCGGTTTCGGTAAATTGATTAATTAAATCATTTTTAACTGTATCATAGTCATAATTAACATAAGTGATTGTTCTTGTTTGATCTGTCATTTTTTATCCCTTATAACTTTTGTAGAACAACATCGAATTTTCCTTTTTCGTTTTTGTTTATTATGAAATAATTTATTGTAAACTGATAAAGTAACTTATCATAATCCAAATTTCTATCAATAGAAAGAATTTGTATACGTGGTTCGTATGTGATAAAATTTCTATAAATGTCTTCCAACATATTATTGGCTGTTTCTTCGTCAAATATATCAAATAGATATGTTTGAAAATCACAACCAAAATCAGGATCCATTAAACGAGTACCTTTTTTTGTATGAAGGATATTAAAAAGAGACTGATTTATAGCATCTTGATCGTAAACTTGCGACAAGTCTCCTTCATTATTTAAAAATGGCTTAAATGATAAGTCAGAATACACCTTGTTTAAATTTGCCATCTAATTTAAAGTCCTTCTCACTGTATTTATATAATTTTATCAGGAGTTGGGATCGTTTTCCGATTGATTTTTTGGAGTTTTACTAAAAGTAAACTTCTTTTGATTAACTATCGTTTCAGCATCAGTTGGTGGAGCAACTATTGTTGGAGGTGGATTAGAGGTTGCTGCACCAAGGGCAACTACACCACCTACATTTACAACAGCGCCACCCACATCAATCGCAGCAGCGGATTGCTGAATTGCAGCGCCCGCATTTATTCTTAAAACAGCATCAGATGCAATAGCATATAAAACTGTTGATTTAGCCATGTGAACATTACTTATTAATGTTTGTGTTAATCCTGTTTCAAATATCTGATTGGTTTTAGCTTTTATATGTAAATCTAATGATTTTATTTTTGCAGACAAGTTAATTGCTACATCAAAGTTCTTTTTAACTTGAAGTGTATAATCACCATCAACATGAGCAGTATAGTCTTTTTCAGCATGTAACTGAATAGCACCCTTTGCGTGGAAATTTATGTTTTTTGCAGCATCAATGTTTATAGAACCATTTGAAACTAAGTCTATGTCTTTTCCAGCATATATACCAGTATTGCCTTTTACAGTTATTTGAGCATCTCCATCAACTTGAATAAAATGACTCTTATGTACATACGTATCAAAATCTCCACCAATATGTAACTCAAAATTATTGGCTATTGTTTGCTCTAGATCGTTATTCTTACCATCTGTCTTACCAACAAGTATCTTTCTTTGCCCTTTGTCATCGGTATATTCAAGGTATCCTTTGTGGGTTATATAAGTTCTTTCAACACCATCTTTATTTACTGTTATATAAGTTACTCCACCAGGAGAAGTATAACTGGTAATATGTGCATTTTCAACACCTTGAAGGTCTTTTATTTCCATTCTTGGTTTGTTTAAAAAAGTCTTTATTTTAGCATCTGCTGCGCAGCTTGATCCAGAATGAGTCACTTTATCAGGTGTAAATAAAGTCTTAATTTCACCTATTTCTGATTTTTTAGTCTTTATATCATTATCAAGTTTAGCTCTTTGTTTAGTCCAATCAGTCTTTTTTGGAGCAGCCGACCAATATTGCGGACGCATGTGATTATGAACATCAAAAAACACCCATACCATGGTTCCTTTTCGCGGTACAGAATATATTCCACCGGTTCCTAGGCTTTTCAATACTGAGTCAGAATATTTTTCTACAAAGTCTTCTGTAGCCCTCTTTGGAGGTGTAAATGTAGTACCATCTGGTGTATATCTGCTTCCATTACCATCTGACTTATTTTCTAAATTCTTACCACCTGAGTAATAGATTGGAAGACATGGTTCAGCCCATGGTAAATCACCAACAGGTGTTTCTTTTGGGTCTATTGAATGAACACCTAATATACGAACTCTCACACGACCAGCATTATGAGGATCTAAATTATCCTCAACAATGGCTCTGTAATTTCCAGGGAATTCAAATTTATCTATGTCTACTGGTTGGTCCATAAATTAGTATGTAAATATTGCCCAAACTTCCTTGCCTTCATGAATATGTGGTGTTACTGATAATCCTCTAAAAGCCCAACGTTCATCTTTCATCTTTGTGTGAAAGTTTTTATAAGCTTCTTCTGTTCTTTCAATAAAAAACACCTCTCCGATTTTTAAATTAGGAATATTTGATGGTTGTTGAATTGGTTTTTCTGGTTCTTCTTTTTTAGACTCAATAAGAATCTGTTGTACTGGTTCTTTTAAAGAGTCTTTAAATCTATTTATAAGTTCAAGTGATTTATTTTCATTTTTTATAATCCAATCTTTTATAGTCGATTTACATGTACAATTAGGATTTGAATAATAACTAAATATCTTATCTAATATAGAATCAGCAGCTTTACCAAATTCAAGTCTAAATGATGAGTTACTTCTTATACCATTTAAAATTAAATTAATTTCTGTTTCCGTAATCATTAGTTCTCCTTAATCGTCATTGAGTATGTTGTTTTTATATAATAAACCTGCAACAAGGTATGTTATAACACCACATGCAATGTTACTAACATATGGAACTAGTGGATAAAGAGGATTAATTAACAAACTAACAAATAATCCCATCCAATACGATGCACATACAGGGCATAGTAAAGCATCCCTAACAATGGGTATTTTTACAGTTAATATTCTAATACGACTAAATATCTTTGAATGTGACCATAATTGAGATACACCTATTGATATTAATAAATAAACTAAAATGGATTCAATCATAAGTTTATTATAACAGAAAAACCCTCCTATTTTGTAGGAGGGTCACTGTTTTACTTTTACGTAAAATGTATCAGCGGGTAACGACTGATCCACCGCACTGACGGGCAACACGGGATGCAGACGAACGCGAGCCAAATGCGGTGGCTTCGGAACGATCCTTAATCCAGCGGTACTTTCCGCAGGTCTGATCTACACGCTCGGTGATGTAACGACCACCAGTGGTGCGATTGTATACGTAAAAACGAGTTGACTTACTCATGTTTTGTCTCCTTGAACTCTTTGGTTTATTATTGAGTTCTTATACATTTATTATACTCATGTATCATGAGTTGTCAACTACACTCAGTTTTCATCTTTAATGTCGTCTTCTTTACCATCACAATTTTTGGATTTGTAATAATCACAATACTTGCATAGTTTACCAATTTTTTTACGCCACTTGTTAATGTCATCGGTGCCTAGTGCTTTATAAGTAGTTATTAAAGCATTAATACGCGCAATAGCAGACTCAACATCTTTTAAATCTATTGTGTATTTTGATACATATAATTCTTCGTCATGATCTTCGTTACATAAATAAACTATCTCACATTCCAGCGTATCAGACTTAACATAATTTATTAATTTTAGTAAATGAAGATAGAAAGATAATTGAAAAGAATAGTCACTTTCAGATTTTGATGTTTTATAATCTACTATTGAAATTATATTATCTCGTACATGTAATACGTCAAGTTTACCTGTAAGAAAAAACTTATCTTTATATGGTAACTCAATTTTTCTTTCTTTTTCAATTATGTCTGTTTCTGCAAACTTTTTCATACAGTAAATATAAAGATTTTTAGTAGCGTGACCTACTTTGGCTCTATATTTGTCGGTTAATTTAAATTTAGCAAGACTCTTTTTTACAAGTTCCTTATACTCGGAAATAGAACATTTTTTAAAGTTTTCTGCTATGTCATGTACAAAGCTACCAAATTCAGCAGCGCCGTCCTTCTCTACATCAGGATATAACTTTTTGATGTACCTAAAGAACCATGCGCGAGGACACTTATCTAAAGTTTGTACAGAAGAAGGACTTATTTTAATTATGTTTTCCATCAGTAGTCTACTATATGAATGTAAATACCATATTCTAAAAGTTCAAGAAAATCTTCGTCGAAAAGGTTTGAGTTTATTATTATCGTATCGTTTTCAAATGTTCCAACATCATCATAATTATTTGATTCCATTGGAACTAATTCCATGCCTATAATATTATTAATTTTTTTAAGAACTTTATCTGGTTCTTGATCAGATGGCGAAAATCCTATGATTATTTCATCGTCACCAAAATATAGCATTATTGTTCCTCCTGCGTGTAGCTATCTATTTCTTCTTTTATATATAATACATCTTTGGTTAAAATACTTTTTTCCAAGTTCCTACCATATTCTATATAAAAACTTTTAAATTTAAAATCATACCATGCCATAAAATTAACATTATTAAGAACTTCTAAAACCGGATGAAGTCTTATAGCAGAATTGATATCAAGTCTGATTATATCTTGTCTTTTATCTGTAGGCGGTGGTGACTTATATATGATCTTCATTAATATTGATTATATCACTTAAAGTTTTATTTTCCAGTTCAAATCTTACATCATCATCTAAAACAAACCAACCAGACCAAGATGCGTCTGGTGTGGTACAAAAAATTCCTTGTTTTCCATTCGGTGCTATATTTAAAGGTTTCCCAAAATTGTCATATTCAATTAATACCATCCTATTGTTAAATTCAGATAGAACATGCTTTGCATATTCGCTTAATCCGATTAAAACAACAGGATGGTATCTTCTATTCATCAGTACAGAGTTATGTTGTTGTCACGCATGCAGTTTATCCATGCGTTCCTTTCCTTAGACTTTACAGTCTTTAGAATACATGTAATCTTCTCTTCCTCTGTAAGAGCGCGAGGAACAACGTTTAGCTTATAGCCAAACTTTTGTTCGAATGCGTGTAAAGACATGTCACCCTTAAGGTTATTGCATGACTTACAAGCAATAGCTGTGTTCTCAAGAGTGTTCTTACCACCCTTGCATGTCGGAACAAGGTGTTCAACTGTACCAGAACGCAGAGAAAGCTTACAACCACAGTAGCAGCACTTCCAATTGTCTCGGACTAAAAGGTTACGCTTGTTAGCGTTACAAAAAGTGCTATGCTTCTTTTTGGTTTGCTTGTACTCCTTTGTGACAATAACAGATGGAACGTTCCAAGTCTGGTATTGTGACCGGACTACATCATCATATTCAGCAAGAGCGGTTGCCTTACCTTCAATGACATGACAAATAGCTTTGTACCAAGAGGTTATCTCTAGGAACTCATAGCTTTGATTAAGGACTAGGCAACGACATAGCATATTTTTTCCTCCTAAAGCTGAATTTGAAGCTGACTTATAATCTCCTTAGAGTGGACGCTCCACATCTTTTCGACTTCCTCATCCATCTTTCCAAAATCCAAGGTATCTAAAGGTAGATTTATCTCGGGCTGGACAACATGATTTCGGAAACCTATAAGCTGATGAGCATGGTACTCAGATGTTAACTCTCCCGCCCTGATGGCAAGAGTAGGTAACTTAGGTAGCCATTTAAATATATTAGTGTATTTCATTGCATTGTCAAATCCTATTTCGCGTCCACAGCCGATATTTAGATTATAAAGATTAGATATATCTGCTTTGTTTACAAGAGCTTCTGTTATGCTATGCATGGATGGGTTGTTACCAACGAATCCACCATCTGCATAAGTAACGCCCTGGTATTCAAATGGAGCAAAATAAACTGGGGCAGCACAGCTAGATACGACTATTTTGCTTGTAACAATTGTATCATCTTCTTTCCAACTTTTCCAAAATTTCGACTTTATAAAACCGGGGTCGCTTATTTTGGTCGCATATATCATTGTCTTAGTTTTGCATTCTTTTAAAGGGAAATTCAAATGTTTATCAACAATGTCGTGTAACTTATCAATTGAATACCATGGACGCCATGGTATCCAACTTTTTTTAGCAAAAATATCAGATGCTAAACCCTTGTAGAGTTCTTTTAAATCACTAGCAGGAGTGCCTTTTCCAAGGAATCCACAAATTATGGATCCTGTTGAAACGCCAGTCATTAAATCAAATATTTCATGCGATGGCTGCTTTAATTCATCTTCAATTTTAGCCAAAATACTCACAGACATGTAACCACATGTGCCGCCACCATTTAATGATAATAGTCTCATAATGTCTCCTTATAGGTATTTATCCGCATTTGGATGCACCGCAGTTCTTGCATATGACACATCCATTCTCTCTAATTAATGAGTCTTGCCCACAACTTTCACAAAGAGAACCAGTTACCTTTGTACCATCCTTGATATACTTTTTTAATGCTCTACTTATAGCCTTAGCAAATCCATCCATACGCCCATTGACTTTTTCAAGTTGATGAACAAGGAAGCTAATATCCGCGCCATGGCGTAAATTAGAAGAAAGTAATCGGGTAATGGCTTCCTGATCGTCACTTATATGAGCCGATACATTATCTATATTCTTATTATTAACTACAAGAGTGTAATCGCCTCTCTTATTTTTTACAAGTTCTCCGTGCTTTATATCACGATCTATATGACCATTCTTACCAGCGAATACTTCATATGGAGTACCATCGGTCCATAATCCAACCATCACAAAGTATTCATTACCAAGAGCCTTGATATGATGAATATCACACTTTAGAGACTTTGGACGCTTAGGAGCATGAGTTTTTATTATTCTATTTTCCATTTTAACTTCATGTGGCTCATAAGGAACTTCTTTCTTATCAGACTTTTCAACCATCACTCCTGTACGACACTTATCTCTATAAACAGTAATTCCTTTACATCCGCTGTTAAAAGCTGCTTCATATATTTGAGCTATCTTTTCTTTAGGTGTATTCTCTGGAAGATTTATAGTTGAACTTATAGCATGACAAACATGCTTTTGAGCAGCGGCTTGGAGCTTAACACGGTTAATCCAATCAATATCCCCTGCGCATGCACCAAACCAAGGAGACTTTTTAATATCAGTTTCTCCTGTCACCTTCATCCACATTTCTACCTTTGGATGATATACAGTAAATTCTTGCCATCTGTCACCAAGTTTATCAACAAAATCCACTCTTGATGTCTTGTCATCATGTGTAATTTTCTTACGACGAGTGTAAGGATTTAACATGAATAAAGGTTCAATACCAGATGTTGTTTGTGTGAGAAGAGACATAGATCCTACTGGAGCAGTAGTTGTCAATGAAATATTACGACGACCATACTTAACCATTCTCTTGTATAGTTCTGGATTTTCGGAAGCAATTCTTTTAATAAATGGACAGTTTTCTTCTTTCTTCGAATCATATAGTTTAAACGCGCCTAATTCTTCTGCCATATCAACTGACGATTCATATACAGCTAATTTTAAAGCTTTATAAATGTTCTCTGTTACCTTTATAGACTCATCTGTACCATATTTTACACCAAGAGCAGCTAATGTATCACCAAGAGCAGTAATACCGGAACCAGTACGGCGACCCTCATCATTATTTTTCTTTATTCTATACCACAATTCAAGTTCGTCTCTTTTAATATCTTCTGGTTCAGGATCAGACTTTACTTTCTTAATAATAGCATCAATTTTTTCTGATTCAAGATCGACCAGATCATCCATAAGACGCTGTAAGATTTTTGAATGCTCATGAAATAGCTTATAGTCAAATTTTGCATCTTTCGTGAAAGGATTGTTAACATAAGAGAATAGGTTAGCAAACATTAAGCGACATGAATCAAGAGGACTAAGATTTATTTCAGAACATGGATTAGTACCACGCGACTTATACTCATCATAGCAGTCGGCTGGTGTATTTTCAGTAACATTATCCCACATTAATAATCCCGGTTCAGCCCTGAACCATGCTGAATGAATTATTGTGTTCCATACTTCTTTAGCACTAATCATTTTTGAAATTTGAGGTTTAATTCCTTTTTCTTTATAATCAACAGGAAAGCACAATTCATATTCTTCATCTTTCTTTACAGCATTTAAAAACTCCTTGGTTAATCTTACTGATATATTTGCTCCTGTTACTTTCTTATCATCATTTTTTACTGTAACAAATTGAAGTATATCAGGATGATGAACGGAAATGGTCAACATTAATGCGCCACGACGACCATGTTGACCTACTTCACGAATACTATTGGAATATCTTTCCATCCAACTAACTGTTCCTGTTGAAGAACGAGCAGCATTAGACGTTGGGGTTCCAGTTGGGCGTAAATTACTTATATCAATACCAACACCACCACGACGCTTTGATATATTTACCAATTGTTGATCTACTTTTAAAATACTTGAATATGAGTCTTCTGGTACATCTAAAAGATAACAATTACTTAATGTTGTATATTGAAAGTTATTTCCGATGCCGGTGAATGGTGAACCTTGTGGTGATATGTATTTAAACCTATCCATTAAACTAAAAATCTCTTCTTCTGTTAATGGTTTTTTAAATTTATTCTTTTCAATTCTTGCAAATTCTTTTGCTACACGTCTTAAGGATTTTTCTGGTGTATCTTCTAAAATATTATCTTGATTATCTCTTAATGAATATTTATCAACAAAAACTTTTGCAGCAAGATCATCACCGTTGAAGTAATCCTGAGAAGCCTTCAAGGCTTCGTTATATGTGTACGACGACATTATTCTTTTCTCCTTGGAAATAGTATTTATCATGATGTACATTAATTGTACCATACATGATAATTATTTCAAGATCATTAATTATTGGTAGCAGCAAATTTATAAATAAGCGACCCGACACGCATCAAAAATCTTACTCTATTTTGAGACTCGTCTTTGGATATACTTACTTCCGGCATTAATGAATACAATGCGTCGGATTTAAATGTATCGTTATGTATTCCATCAAATCTCATTAATTTACCAACTGTTGTATAAGCTACTTTATATTTTGTTCGCAAATAATCAATATTTTCCTTAGTTATTTCATCTATTCCTTTTGAATGAAGTTTTATAACATCCGCTAAATCAGATCCAAAAAGTTCTTGTTCAAGGAAATTAAATGCATTATTGGTGATATCTTTTTTATTTTTAATTTGTTCTTCAAGAGCATTTATACACGCACTGATAACACTCCATGCTGCTTCTTCGACTTTTGCTTTTGCTTCATCTTCGTCTGAAATTTTATTTGAATATGTGTCGTGTGCTCTCATGTATTTTAAAACATAGTACATTAGATGATTTGGATTTTTTGATTCTTCTCTAAAATTCAATTCAATCATATTATATACTTTTGATGCAGCAGAACCTGTTACTTGTGGGAAATTATTTAGATGTTCTAATCCCTTAACAAGAGGTAACTCAAATATTTTACCTAAACGCAAACATCCGGTAAATAAACTTAAATTAGCTTCTTTTGAGTCTTCTGTCTTTATTGAAAAATGAATGGGTTTTTCAGCATCTATTGGAATTGTTGTGTTGTTTACCTTAGCCTCTACTCTTAATGTAACATCGCCTTTTATTAATTCTTGCTTTGCGCTGTTTCCAACACCGTCTGCTACAACATAGAATGTTACATTTTCTGGTTTATTATTAGTTAACACTTTAATAATAAATTTTTCCACTTTTTTAATAAAACTTGTATTTTCTATCTGTGTGGTCATCTGATCTATTGTATAGTCAACATCAGGTATAGGAAATTGTGTACCAGGACCAAATGCTTTTTTCGCGGATTGTTTTAATTGAATTGATACAACCACCTTAATTTTATTTCCTGGTTTTATTTGTGGTAGTGCATTAGCTATATAACCATCTTGGGCTATATCGGAATCTATTACTCTTGTATATGGGGTTTTTGGTTTTATTACTACATCTTTTCTAAAAGAGTTTAATTTATTTTTATCTATTTTACCATCAGCGACATATAATGCTACAGCAAGAGCAAATATACCCTCCATTGCATCACCGGCATTAAATTCACCTTTAGCTTCGTTTAACTCAAACTCTTTGAAAAAGTCTTTAAATCCCATGTTAATCCTTTATTTCCTTCCGCATCCACAACCCTTTTTAACTACAGCTTTATTTACAATAGGTGCTGATATTTTTGGTTGTGGTTGTACCTGTTGAACGGGTGGTGGTGGAATTTGATTTTGCATTTGTTCCTGTGTAAATCCTTGTTGTGCCAAAAATTCTTGAAGACTTGGTGGTGGCGTCAAAGGTTGAACAACAGTTGGATCTGTTGGGTCAACGGGACGACCGTTTCTAAATTTTTTAATGAATGGCATATTAGTCTCCTAGATATATACCAGATAATATATTCTTTAAATTTTCTGTTAATTCATTTGAAGGTGATAATCTGTATTTTAATATGTTATATATTGAATTATAAGCTTCTCTGACATTGTTATTAGATAATTTATCTGCCGGACAAACTTCTTTAAACCAATGCATGAAGTCAGTTGATTGTACTAATGATCTAGCTAAAGATCCGCTCATTTTTTCAACTGATATAACCGATGTATCAGAGTTATTAACAGCAGATGAAACTTCTTGAGACTTTTGGGTCTTTGCAGCGGATGCTGCTTCTTTATCTTTTTTAGTTAAGCGACCAGCGGGTTTTTCATCTTCTGTTCTATTAACAACAATAAACTTTACTTCGCCATCTATAGGATATTTTGTTTCTGGACTTGTTTTGCTTTGAAATACATCTTTATATTTATCTGATATAAATGATTGATATTGATTCTTATAAGTTGCTTCTCTATCGCTTCCACACAACCATCCTTTTATTATAATACCCTGATTTGCAGCATTTATCATTATATCTGCTATAAATCCAGATGGAAGAGGAGTTGTACTTACTTTTACTTCCGGATTATCTTTATATACCGATGTAATTAATTCTCTTTGCTCGTCAAAATTTAAAGGATTTGCTGATGTGTCTGTACTTGTTTTTGCACCCTTTACTAACATTATTAATACAAAATTAGCACCTACTTCTTTTAGTTTACTTATACTCTCTTTAATAAGAGCATCATGACCTTTATGCCATGGTTGAGCACGACCAATCCATATAATTGCATTATTATTGGATGCAGGCTTCTCTATAGTGGGTTTAACTTTTTGAGCAACAAATGGTGAATTATTTGTATCGCCTTCGCCGCCTTTTTCTTTTTCTATTGGTTGCATGATCCATCTTCCTTTTACTTCGTTAAATTCATAACCCAACGATGCCATAATATTTTTTATATCTTTTGATCTTAAAATATACTTGCCTTTTTCATTTCTAGAGAAAGACTTTGTATGTCCTAATCTACTAAGTAAGCTTCTAGCCATTTTAACTTTTTCATAACGACGTTCATCTAATACTTCAGTTTCATCAAATTCTTCACATTCCTCGTTCCATGTTTCAGGATCTTCGTCATGTTTACCTTGTACATACTGTATTGCTTTATTCCAAAGTTCCTTATTACCTGGATCTAAATCTATAAGTGCATGATTTATTAAATTATCATCTAAATCATGGGCGGCAGATTTTACTGGGTGTACTGAAGTTCCTTGGTCTATAAGATCATCATCGGTTGGATTCTTTACACCATCTAAATCAGTATTTAACCATTTTACTAATTTAGACATATCTAATTCTTCTAAACCAAGAGAATCTAATTTTATATAATATTCAGGATCCTCTGCGAGATGTTGCATTGCTATAGTTTTTGACTCTTCTATATCGTCTGTATGTTCCATTTCAACTTCAATACCACGTTTTAATTGTGCTTGCATAAACTTTAAAGATTTTCCAGTTTCTGCTGATATTTGTTTTAATGTTTTTGGAATAGCTTTTAGCTCATCTAATACATTATTTGTATTAAGATATGTATCTATTCTTCTACCCAATAAAAGTCGCAGTAAGTATACAAAATAAGCATCACCTTTGTATTGTGTGTCAACAACTCTTGATTCAAGAGAGTTTAATTTATCATTAAAAAATTTAATCTGACTTTCTGTTTTTCTTATAGAATCAGGATCTATATTTGTCTTATTTGATTCGAAAGTAGATACTATGTTATGTAATTCTTTACGAGCAACATTTATATAATTAGCAGCCTTTTTCCTAGCTTCATCTTCATTAGTGGTGGTTGATAGTTTCTTGAATAATTGAAACGCGAACTCGTTTGTTTTTTCATCACCACCCTTGTCAGACTTAAATGTTGATAATAAATCTTTTATAGCGTTATTTAATAAGCGTGGATTATCAGAAGGTAAACCTAAAACATCTTTAATAAAATTACCATCTAATGTATCTTCAAGCTTACTTACATCAACTCTTGTACCCCATGTATTCTTCTTTATATCATGGAATATCTTTGATGTACCCTTGATAAAAGTAGGACCATCTGGTAAATTTACTCGTAATACAACACCCTCAATTGGGTAGTTACCTTCTGTATTTCCCATACTTGATTTAGTTTTTTCAGCATAGGCATCCAATTGAGATTGTAATTGCGGTCTTATTTTTGTAAGTATATTTTTTAATTCATCCTTCTTAGGATCATTTTTCTTTTTAAGCAACGCTATAGATGCGTCTAATTTTTGTGGATCATTAATCCACTCATCTATACCAGATACATCAATTTTTATATTTCCTGATAATTTTCCATCATATTCGACATAATAAGTTTTCCATTCTGTATCCTTAACGTCTCTTATTATATCGATGAGAACATCTTTAATTTCATCAGATGGATCCACCCATGTTTCGCCTTCAAGGACTTTAACATCAAATACCATGAAAGCGCCTTTATTTCCAAATTTTTCTTTACTATATCTACTTGCGACAAATATTATGTCACCAATGTTATCTCCTGTGTGTGTTAAAACAGGAAACATTTCGGATATATACTTAACTGATGTTCCGGCATATGCGTTAGCTTTTTTAAGTTTCTCTTGAAATGGCTCATATGAATCTAAAAACTTAAATGATTCATAGAAATCTATCATGTATGGATTATTATATTTCTCTAAATTATCTGAAGTTACAACATTATTAGATGATGCCATGAAAAAATTGTCTTTGATACCGAAATCGGCTTTACTACTATCAAATTTTTCGGTCATATTAATCTTATCATTTAAAGATAAATCAATCTCACCGTTATTTGTCAACGATTTTATATTATGAAGAAACTTTAATAGTTCGGAATCAGACATTTCGTTTTCACCACTAAAACGCTGAATCGACATTTTCTTTTCATTCATTTTAAAGTAATCATAGAAGCTCATTATTTTAATTCCTTTATAACTGAATCTATTTCTACTTGTGGTATACCAAGTTCTTTACCAATAACTGTTATACCATCTTCGTATGGTTTTTTATCTGAACCTTCGACGTGTGCCTTACTAACGAACTTTTCCCATACTTGACGAACTTTATCGGGTGAATGTAATTTTATAAAACGAGCCATTTTTATTGCACTTAATATATCACCAACTGTAGCATTGTCGCTTTGTAATATAAACTTAGCTAACTTATCCAAATTTTCATAACCAAGTCTAGCAGAAGGCTCTAAATTTATTATCTTTTTAGTCTTTACACCTTCTTTTTTAAGCTCAACTACAACACGTATTCCTGTTGCTCCTAATAAATATCTACCCATATTTGTTATCTCGTAACCCTTGGATACCCATTTTTGTATTTCAGGATGCTTTTGTATTAATTCAGCCAACTTTATTTTATCATCCGTATTAAACTCTATAGTTTGAATTATTGATGCTAATAACATACTCTGAATCAAGCCTTTAACACCTTGCGCCGTATCAACATGACTACTTGATTGAGTTACTGCCCATTTATTTCTATTTTCACCAACATTAACTAAATCTATTTGAATTATTTTAGTACCTATTCTAGCAGCTATATTAACTTCTTCGCCGGCATTTCTAACGGCATATCTAGCAGGATCTATTTTTTCTATAGCCATTGATGCATCTAACATAGTCTTTCCAGGTAATAATTCAATATCAATATCTAAGTCACCAAATGACTGTTTTGCTATTTTAGCAGCAGCGACAGTTTGTTCATCCTCACCTGGATATCTCACAACAGGGCGACCGGCTATATCAGCAGCTAAACGAGAAGAACCTAATGTATATTGTGGCTGATAGTTATTATCTATAACTTTTTTGTCTTTTAGAGTGTTTAAAATTTCTTTAACCGTAGTTTCAAAAACAGTCATTATATCTTTTTGAGATATTTTTGTATACTCTAACTTATCTTTAGAATGCTGCTGTAATTGCGGAACTAAACTAATAGCCGCATCACCACCTTCAAGAAGTTTTTTCATCTCTACAAGTTTCATATCATGCCTTTGCGTCTGTATATACTCCGTTATTTAATGTATCCATTAAATTATCAAATGATTTTTCTCCATTTGGGAAGCTCTTACATGGTTCAACGTTGGTATTTCTTTCAGCTATAGGTATATCTGCCTCAAATATTAGTTTACCATCAGTTTCTTTAAAAATACCACCTTTTGGTTTAATAAGGTGCTTTTTACCCTTTTTCATTCTGATTACTGTAAAGTTACCCTCGGGTGCTCTAAAAAGACCGTACCTATGCCCGCCTCTTGATTCTAAGACATAAGCCGGGCTGCCACTACTAGTCTCATCCATTTTGCAAACTTTATATTTTTTACCGTTTGCTTCTAATGTAAAAACCTGATCTTCTTTAAATTTATGCCACCATTTACCCTCATTTAATATAGACTCGTTGTAAAAGTGTTTGAACGACATATTTAACTCCTTGATCTACATTATTTATAATAATTGTACCGTTATTTTTGGTATAATAAATTAAAGGAGTAAAAATGGATTCTATCTATATTCAGCCTATATTTGTACCCGATAAGATGCGTTTTGAAAGAAATATGGCTTCACTTGAAAGCTTTTTTAGTTATATGGAAAGTAATATATATGATTTAAAATATGCTATTGGTGGATGGGTTAGTTCAGAGGATTATTGGCGTGATATTGTCTCATTAGTTAATAGTCGGTGTCCACAACATAAGATCACCTTAATGCGTTTTGATAGAAATTACGGTAAAGCTACTGTTGTAAACAAATTATATGATCGTGTTAAAGAGAAGAATGTTAATTTTAAATATTTTTTAACAGCCGACTCTGATATATTATTTCCAAAAGAAACAGAACATCTTATTGAGCGTCTTGAAGATGTTGCTGAAAAATCTGTTGATTCAAGAAAGAAACCATTTGGAATGATTGGTTTAAATCAACTAGTTAATGGTTGTCACTTTCAATCTATATATCAGAATGAATATAAAATAACTAATAGATATGGAAAAGAAGAAAGGGTGGTATATCCAACTGCTCCTAGTGGTATAGCTGGGGGCTGTTTATTTTTCTCTAAAGAAGCATGGGATAAAGCTGGTGGATATAGAGTACAAGGAATATATGCTGGTGACGATGCTTATGTTATTCATGATATACATAATAATGGATATACATATCAAGTTACACACGATATCGGTATAATTCATCCGCATGAAGATGATAAGAAATATGCTGAGTGGAAGGTTAAAACTTGCCAGAGAGATACTGACGGTCAAAGAAAAAACAATATAGATAAATACATTACCGAAGCTGAAAGTTTCTGGAATAATCATAAGGTATGAAAGGTAAATATGCTTGACTTAAGCCAAGTAACATTCAATATTCCTGTTAGATATGACACTCCACATAGGAAAGAAAATGTGGAGTTGATAATAGATTATTTAAATAGTAATTTTACAACCAATATAATTTTATGTGAAGAGGATAAAGAGAAACATTTTGATTATGTAAAAAATTGTAAGTATTTGTTTGTTGAGTCTTTTAATGAATTATTTCATAGAACCAAGCTACTTAATATA